ATGTTGGTGGCGCAGGAGATGTTGTTATCACGAACAACGCTGGTGTTGACCGCACCATTACTGTCACTGACTCTTCGTACCTCCCTCTTATCAGTATCACTCCTGTCAAGTCAACTGGCACGACTGCAACTGGTATTCTTGTAGCGGTGGCCTGATCTAATGGGTTTCTCCCTTAGCAAATCCATCTCCTTTAGGAGCAAGCTTCTGTCCCAACCTTCCGACTCTGATAGGTTTACCCCCCAGTCTATCTTTGCCAGCGGTGAGGAAGGGGCTTGGCTACAACCTATTGCAGGTCAGTCGTTTACAGACACGGCGGGTATGACTGCGGCGGCGCTGGATGATAGTATCGGCAAGATCACCGCCCGTGCAGGCACAATTAGCGCAGCAACACAATCCGACCCGAACAAGGGGCCGCTCTTCAAAGACCCCGGTGCGGAGTTTGACGGGACGGATGACGCTATCGAGATAACTATCCCAACGGGTGGTATCACCGGTGAGATGTATTATGCCTCCAGCGCAGGCAAGGGCGTCTTCGGCGTGGATTTCGCAGACGGAACGCGGACTTTCGGAAATGTGAACTTCGCTAATTGGAAGGATACAATCTACGGGTTGGTGATTGTTGACCGGAGTTTTACTCCAACAGAGGTGGCGGGACTGGACGCAGAGTTTGATAGTGTGGCGGGCGACTTTAATACGCTGACGAACGGCTTTGCGATGTTCCGCAATAGCTCTCTCACTTCTCTTCCCTCTAGTATGACACTCCCAGCGCTGACCGATGCGCGGAATATGTTCAGGGATAATGACATCGTGGTTATACCTAACGGTATGAGGCTTCCAAATTTGACGACCGCGTTGCTGATGTTCCGTGGAAACACCAACCTAACAACGGTCCCATCTGACTTCGCCGCCGACAGTGATTGCACAAACTGGGGATTCTCTTTTTTCGATACTAACCTTACCCAACAGTCTATCGACAACATACTGACCAACCTCGCGGCACGCGGCACGAGTAACGGCGACTTCGACCAGAGTGGCGGTTCTGCACCATCAGCGGCAGGAGAGGCGGCTATTGACGCAATGCGTGGGCGCGGGTGGACCATCACAGTAACAGGCGGGTACTGACATGAAGCGAGTAACCGTAGCCGTAAACCCCGGCAGAAACTTCAGCCTCGACGACGCAAGGTCTTTCGCCGCTTATATGGAAAAGGACTTGTCCGTGCTGATGACCTACGTTGAAGGTTGGCAGGACACTAACGGAAACCCTGTCTGGGTAGCTTCCGCACCAAAGCCCGACTGGTGGCTGCTCAAGGCTCAATCACCTTTCGGGGATCGTCCGGAAGTGGACACAGAAAACGACATCAACATGACAGGTGCAGGTCGGGCCTATGATGCGCTGACAATCTGGGATGGTGTATCTCCGGTTCCTCAATCCGCCCCGGGAAAGATCACGGCAATCGCAGGTATGGTCGGCCCTGACGCGCTGGCAGCTATGGGCGTAGGACGGGCTGGTCTAGTGTAAAAGCCTTCTCGTAGGTAAATCAAAGGATATTATTATGGTTAGCGATGTAGAGTTCTCACGCCTGTTTAAAATGACCGGAAAAAGTTCGTTAGACGGGTGGCGCATCGTGTTGAGTGACATGGAAGGCGACTGCAATGACCATTCTTTGACCATCGCTTACCTCCTCGCGGACCAATCGCCCCTCAAGATGCTGTTCAATTTCGTGACGCTGCGTACGGTGATCTGGTGGGTATGGTCTCCCGTGAATGGCGCTATCCCCAAGCATACCGCTCTCTATCATCGAGGCACGGGCTGGATTGACACTCACAATCGAGAATGGGGTGAGAAACACCGGAACAAGCGCCTGTTCTTGCCTCTGACCGCCCTGCCGCTCTTGTGGTGGCCGCTGCTGCGTATTGTTCAGGGAGGAGTCCACCGTGTCATCAAAGGGTGATCCGGTATGATCGACACACCAAGAACCCCTGACGCTCAATAAACCTTGCTTCTCCAACCTTAAGAAAGTCTCTATAGAACATGACCAAGAAACTGTCTAAAACTGAAGGTATGAAGACGCTTGGGGTTGCTGGGCAGAATGTAAGCAACGGTAACATCCGTGCTGATGAGTTCCTTCCTGAGTTGAAGGGTCAAAGGGCTATCCGCAAGTTCACCGAAATGCGTGATAATGACCCTACCATTGGTGCAGCCATGTATGCTGTTGAGCAGATGCTTAGGGATGTAAAAATCAAGGTGAAGCCTTCGGACCCTGACTCCGAGGACGCCAAGAGAGAGGCCGATTTTGTAGAAAGCGTCCTTGAGGATATGGATCACACCCTTGACGACCACATTAGTGAGGCCCTTGGGCACTTGACCTATGGCTTCTCTTGGTTTGAGGTTGTATATAAAAGGCGTATCGGCCCCACTGAAACCAACCCTGAAAAGCACTCTAGGTTTACTGATGGTCGTATTGGTGTCCGTAAGATTGCACCTCGTGCTCCTTGGACTATATCTAAGTTTGACGTAGACCGTAAGACAGGTGATGTACTAGGGGTTTACCAACGCCAAGCTCGTATGGGTGGAGAAAACTACATCCCCCTTCGCAAGAGCCTTTACTACCACACCACTGCCATTAATGGTGATCCATCTGGTCGTAGTATCCTGCGAAATGCTTATACGGCTTATGAGCGCCTCAAGAACATCCAGCAGTATGAAGCCATTGGTATCGAGCGTGAACTGGCGGGTGTTCCTGTCCTGACAATCCCTGCTGATTATCTTTCCGAGGATGCCACTGACGAACAGAAAGCCGTTAGGAAAGAACTTGAGCGTATCGGTAGAGACCTGAAGTTTAATGACCAAGGTTATGTGATCCTTCCGAGTGATACTTACACGGATTCCGAAGGGAAACCTAGCAACCAAAAACTTATGGACTTCAAACTGGCTGCTTCTGAAGGGTCTCGTAACATTGACCTTGATCCTGTCATTAAGCGTTATCAGCACGACATTGCCCGGAGTTTCTTGACAGAGTTTATTATGTTGGGGGTTGATGGTGGCTCCTACGCTCTGTCCAAAAGCAAAACTGATCTCTTCCTCAGGGCACTTGAGAGTTACATCCAGTCCATTGTGGATGTCCTCAACCGTCAGCTTGTTGAACGTCTGTGGCAGTTGAACGGACTTGACTATAGTCTCATGCCGAAGATCACTGCTGGTGACATTGCACCTCACGACCTGAAAGAACTCGGGTCTTACCTGCGCAACCTCAACGGTGCTGAAATCTCCCTTGCTGACCAGACAGACATCGTTGATTCCCTGCTGGAGAATGCTGAACTCCCCGCCCTTGACCGTGATACCTATGAAGAATCCCGTAAGAGGGCACGTAGGACAGAATTAGCCCGCGCAGACTATTATGATGACGATAGAATCCCCGGTGGCACTTCCCAAGAGACCGAAGAGGACGAGGAAAACTCTGTCGGTGACAACGCAGGGGGCGAATAGGAGACTTTATGACTAAATATATCCACCTGCAAGATATGCTGTTCAACCAGCCTCACCTCTGCACCCCACAATATGCTGAGACTGTTCTTAGTGTTGTTGGTGACAAACTCGGGGTTGATACTTCAGCCTTCGGGGTGGAGGGGGAACAAAAAGAGAACCGCAACCCTAATATGGTTGGTGACACCTACGTCATGCCCATTATTGGTTCTATGGTTCATCGCGGTGGCTCTCTTGATGCCCTTTCCGGTATCCAATCCTACCAGTCGATCCAAAGTGAACTACAAGAGGCTATCGACAACCCTTCAGTAAAGCAAGTGGTTCTGGATATTGACAGCCCCGGTGGTTCTGTTGCTGGTGCTTTTGACCTCAAGGATTTCATCAGCGAGGCAAAGGAAAAGAAGCCAATCTATGCTATGGCTAGGGACAGTATGTGTTCTGCGGCTTACTTGATTGGCTCTGCTGCAACTGAGGTCTATGCCACCCAGACAGCCCAAGTTGGTTCTATCGGGGTTGTGGCAATGCACATAGACCAGTCGGAAGCCAACAAGAAGCAAGGTGTAAAGCCGACTTTTATTTATGCAGGTGATTACAAGACAGCGGGCAACCCTCACGAGAAACTAGAGGGCGATGCCCTTGAGTATCTCAAGGAGAGTGTTGAAGACGCTTACCAGATGTTTGTCAGTGCAGTCGCGGAGAACCGTGGCCTTGACGAGCAAGCAATCCGTGACACTGAAGCACGGGTTTACCGGGGTGAAAAGGCCGCAGAGATCGGTCTTGTTGATGGGATTAAATCCTATGACACACTCCTTGAAGAACTCGCCAATAACAGCCAACAGCGAGTTTACTCCTATCAGTCTATCAAAGGTGATAACATGACTAAAGAAAGTGAAAAGCTGGAGGCTGACACCGCTCAGATTTCGGCTGAAGTT